CAAGAGTAAATTCAGTATCACCACTTTTTGAGATGGGGATGATCTGGGCTCCTATGCACCAACATTTCGCTCAAGAAGTTGTGGAAGAATGCGCGTCGTTTCCACATGGAGATCACGATGACTATGTCGACTCTATGACCCAGGCGATTATGCGTATTAAACAAGGTGGCTTAGTTCGTAACAGAGATTCTTACAAAGACGAACCGCTGCCTGATAGGAGTAGGTTAGAGTATTATGGCTAGGAAACAAACAGTAGATGCAATCGTACAATTGTTCCAAAAACTTGGAGGCAATCTTAATGATGTCCTTGGTACTCGATCCAATATTTCTTTTTTAGGTAAAGGAAAATCTCCAGAGCTAATGTTCGAGATGGACATTAACACAGACGCATTATCGATATTACCACAATCAAAAGCAATAGAAGAATTAACAAGCTCTGTCGGGTATGCTGTTGGAAATAAACTTAACGACATACAAGCAAATAAATTATTATCAAATATGCAGAAGATGGATTCAATTTACAATCCACCTCCAGGACCGGCTAATATTACGGATCTTGCAACAAGAACTCCTGATTTAGATAAAGCAGGTTTGATGTCTTTGAGACAAGGAGGGGATCCAACAAAGTATAAAGTTGGTGATCCAATTACTTCAGAAAATTTTGGAGCAACTGGATTTGCACCTAGCGATGAAGTTTTAGAAAATTTAAAAAAAGCAAGAGAGTCAGAAATAGACGAAAGTATAAGATTAGAAGCAAAGGCTAAAAAATTATCAGACTCAATGTCTGACGCAGAAATAGAAATAAGAGGACGTTTTCCAACAGCATCTGATGCTGAAATAAAAAAAATGTTAGACAAACCCTCAAAAGAAATAATGGAGATTTTAGATGCTGAAGGTATTGATTTACCACCACCAGGCTCACGTGGCGGACCAGATGATATTGCAGCACCATTTACAGGTGCAGGACTTGAGGCAATTAAAAATGTCAAAGGCAGTAATTTAATTATAGACGATATTGTAAATAAAATTTATTTAAACGCAGGAGTAACACCTGCAGCTAAACCAGTGGCTAGAGCAAACGCTAGAGAATTTTTAAACAGAGTAAAAGATTTAGAAGATCCAGATTTTCCAACAGGCACAACTTTGTCATCAATTATGGAGGCAGATGATTTTAAATTTATGACTGAAGGTGGAGGCGCAGGATTAGGTGATCCATTATTATTAGTGCAAAAATATTTTGGACCAAAAGTTGCAACGGCAGTTACAAAATTAGATGGTGCGGATGATATACAAAAATTTGCAGAAAATTTAGTTAAGATAAAAGATGCAAGAGGTAATACAATAACTAGTAGATTCTTTAATCCAGAAACTGTTGACCCTAGTGATTTTGAATTTCAAGATGGTGGACGTGTAGGTTTTATGGCAGGAAGACTTGTTGGTAAAGCTTTGGGTATGGCAATGAGAGCTAAAAATTTAGAGAAAGGTGGCACACAGATGGGTTATCAAGCTTTACGTAAATATGGTATTGAAGCAGGAGATATTTCAAGATTATTTAGAAATGTTGCTATGGACAAAAGTTTAGTTGGTAAAGAAAAAACTGCATACATGAAACAACTAAATTTAGTTTTAAAAAATCCAGATGACTTCCCAGATGCTATCAAAGATATACAAATAAGATTAGGTCTTGACCCAATAGGATTTAAAGGCGGTGGCCTAGCCAAGATCCTGGAGGTTTAATGCCTAGACCGTTTTCCAAAAGAGATATAAATATCAGACCATCTGAAAAATATTTACAACCATTTATTGATGAATTTATAAAACAAAACGGCGGCAAAGAATGGATGGATGTAAACATGCCGCAAAGATCTAGATTTATTAGAACAGTAATACCTAAAATTGATAAATTTTTAAAAGAGAGTAAAGGTCTTATAAGACGGCAAGAGCTAGCTAAAATGCTAAATGTGAGCAATGATTATTTAAGATCCATTTCTAAATCGCAAAGTTCAAGTGGTGGACCAAACACACGGTATAAAATATTTCAAGAAATATTAGGAGATGTTAAAAAAATATATAGACCCGTAACAGGTCAAAACGAAGGTTTTTATAAAAAACCTACAGCGTCTCAAATAGAAGCTTTTAAAAAAAATATTCGTTCTTCTACTATTTTACCAGTTATGCAAGAAAGAATTAATGCGTTTGTAAACAATAAAAAGTTTATGAACATGTTAAAAAATGATAATTTAACAGATCCAAATTTTTTAGTTAAAACAAAAAAAATATTTCCTAAGTTAAATTTAACAGATCAAAAATTAGCTGATGGTGTTTTGTATATTGCAAGAGGATCTAAAGGTGATGAGTTTATAGGAACAACAATTAAAAAAAATTTACCTTTACACAAAAGATTAATTAAACAATTTGAAGAATCAAAATGGGGAAACCCTTTTCATGCTGCAGCATATAGATTTGCCAGAACTGAAATAGATCAACAATTAGGAACTAAAGAAGGAACTTTTGAAACTTATCAAAGAAAATTAAGTAATGCATTTAAAGATGCAGGATTTAAAAATTTAAAAAATTATGAAGTAGATGAGATAGTTGGGGCAAGTATTGGAGGCAAACAACAGTTTGCACCATACTCTGTATTTTCTAGATTTTTGTCTGAAACTATAAACGCTGGTCCTGCAGCAGCATATCAAGGAGCTTTATCTAGAGCTTCTACAGAATTAACAGGAATTATAGATCAGTTTGGTCCAAACTCAAACCAAGCTATTAATTTTGTAAAAGATTTTAATAAAAATAAAGCTGCAGTTTTTGAAGCTAAACATGGAGTAAAAGCAGCGCGTTTAGATTTAAGAATGCCAGAACAAGTTTTTGGTAAAAAACGTTTTGCAGAACTGGGAACTATTGGTGAGCAAATGACAGACGTCGTAAAACAAAAAGGGTTTGGTTTTAAATTACCAGAGGGTTCTTTAACACAAAAAGAATTATTACAATCTATAGCAAGTTTAAAACCTGGCACAAAAGCTTTTAAAGCAGTTTGTACTATTACAAAAGCTGAAGGTGGAAGTGTTGACGCTTGTGTCGAAAGAGTTGCAAAAGAACCAGAAAAGTTTGCAAACAAATTTAAAAATCTTACAGCTGAAAGTGGACCACTAGCTAGAGTTAAAAACGCAGCATTAGGATTTTTAAAATCACCAGGTTTTAAAACATTTAGTGCAGCAGGTATTGCTGGAACAGTTGGATCTGCAATTGTAAAAGAATTTAGAAATGATGATCCAACAACTTATTTATCTAGTGAAGCTCAACAAAAAAATATGTTGGTTGCAATGGCCACAGATCCAATAACAACAGAACTACCAAGACCTGATATTTTAGATTACCAACTACCAGCAGCAGGAGCACTTGTTGCTGCGTCGACAGCTGCAGTTGCACCTAAAACAATTAAGGCAGGTAAAGCAAGGGGTTTTGGTATTGAAAGAAAACAACCAGGTATAGTTAAAACAGGTTTTAGAACTTTAGGACGTGGTTTAGGAGTTGCGGCATCACCGGGACTATTAGCACCATTAGCAGCTATGGATATTACAAGTCAGATTTCAGAAGGAGATTCTCCAACGGATATTGCAACAGATCCATTAAATTATTTGTATCCTGCATTTGCAGAACAAACACCAAAACTAACAAGAGGGCTGCCCGCGGCTGCTAGAAAAATTGCTAGTTTAGGATTAGGTAGATTAGGATTAACGATTCTTTCTAGAGCAGGTTTAGCTGGATTAGGCTTATCGTTAGGTATACAAGGATATAAGGCATTAACAGATGACTAAAAAATTAACAACTACAATACCACCAGAGAGGGGACCTCACCCACAGGGGTTGAATGTTCCAGGAAAAAAGACTATAGTGGTTTCGAACTCGGAGAAAAATAATGTCAGAAATAGACAAGTCTTTACCAAACGTAAAGCAAGAAATAGAACTACCTAGTGAAGAGGAGCTTGTAGAAGCATCTCAAGCAAACGTAGAAGAAGCACAAAGCTCTCAAGATATTGAAGTGACCCCAGAAGAAGATGGTGGTGCAACAATTAGTTTTGATCCAGAAGCAGTAAACCAACCAGGTACAAACGAACATTTTGACAATTTAGCAGATTTATTACCAGAAGAAGTTTTAGGTAGATTAGGTTCTGATCTTTATGAAAACTATATGCAATACAAAGCATCTAGAAAAGATTGGGAAGATGGCTACACTAAAGGTTTAGATTTATTAGGATTTAAATATCAAACAAGATCACAGCCGTTTACAAATGCAAGTGGTGCAACGCACCCTGTATTAGCTGAAGCGGTAACACAGTTTCAAGCACACGCTTACAAAGAATTACTACCAGCAACTGGTCCAGTGCACACTCAAATTATGGGTGTGGTCAACAAACAAAAAGAAGAC